GCCGGTATCGGGTTCACGTTCGATGAGCAGCGGGATGCGTTCATTCCCCCGCAGCCGTTCCCGTCATGGGTGTTGAACGAGGAGTCGTGCTTGTGGGATGCGCCCGTGCCGTACCCGACGGATGGTGAGTTGTATTCGTGGGATGAGGCTGCTGGGGAGTGGGTCGCTGCGGAGTGAGATTTCACCTCGTATCGCTACCCCACACCAACACCACGTTCGACTTCACCGCCTGTGCGTTCACGGAGAAGGTACGCAAGTTCGCCATAATGATGACGAACCTCGGACACGAGGTGTACCTGTATGGCGGTGAACATAACGAGGCACCCGTCACTGAACACATCCCCTGCCTGACGGAACAGGAACGACTAGACGCTATCGGTGACCTGCATTTCACGATGGCCTCGTTCGACAACACCCTCCCACATTGGGTGCGTTTCAACACGACCGCTATCGCGGAGATAAGCAAACGCATCCAGCAGAAGGACTTCATCTGCCTGATCGGTGGCACATCCCAGAAGCCGATTGCTGACGCTTTCCCCCACCACATTAGTGTGGAGTTCGGTATCGGTTATCCCGGTACGTTCGCCAAGTACCGGGTGTTTGAATCGTATGCTTGGATGCACGCCGTGTACGGGTCCAGCACCACGAACCCCGCCACCTTAGACGGTAACTTCTTCGACGCGGTTATTCCCTCCTACCTGGAGCCTGAGTTGTTTCCGTTGGGTGCTGGTGACGGCGGGTACTTGATGTTCATTGGGCGACTGATTGAACGTAAGGGCTACAGGATCGCTGAGATGGTCGCGGAGCATCTAGGTGAACGGTTGATTATTGCCGGTACTGGCGAGACACCCACCTATGGTGAACCTGTCGGTGTCGTAGGTGCGGAAGAACGAGCACGCCTACTCGGTGGGGCGAAGGCTGTATTCACCCCCACCATCTACGTTGAACCGTTCGGCACCGTGGTGCCGGAAGCGATGATGTGCGGGACACCCGTCATCACCACCGACTGGGGTGCATTCACGGAAACCGTACAAGACGGTGTGACCGGGTACAGGTGCCGCACATTGGGTGAGTTCGTGCAAGCAGCACTAGATGCACCCGCGTTGGATCGGGCCGCTATCCGCGACTACTCACTGCAACGTTACAGCCTAGACGTTGTTGCACCACAGTACGAGAAATACTTCCGCCGCTTGTTGATGCTATGGGATAAAGGTTGGTACACGCTATGAGTTGCAGATCAGGTTGCCCCACACAAGACCACGCCACCTACTCCGAGTGTTTGCGTGCAGCGAACGTCACCGTGACCGCGATCATCAACAGCCCCATGCAGCGCATGTTTGAGCAAACCAAAACCGAACTATCCGCCTACAAGACTGCCCGTGCTAACGGGATACAACCCGAAGGGACAACCATTGACAAGGTACGTTCGGCTGAGACTGCAAGCCGTCGCCTGGGTCGTCCGTATGATGCAAATACTGACCCCCCCGCGAACATGATCGTGAACAAGAACACTGCCCGTTTCGTGAATGCGAGTAATGAATGAGTACGTTCAGTCAACTGATTGACCAGACACTCATGCACCTGTACGGTTACACAACTATTCAGGACCAAGCCACTTACTTGTCTGCTGGCGTGTCCGCTTCAGCGACGACGTTGCAGATCGCTGACACTACCGCTATCTCGCGTGGCGTGGTGGAGATCGGTGACGAGTTGATTTGGGTGGATGACGTGAACACGTCCACTGGTGGTTTGACTGTGCCACCGTATGGTCGCGGGTTCCGTGGCACTACCGCCATCTCGCACGCTTCCGGTACTCGCGTGGTGTCGTCGCCGCTGTTCCCTCGCAAGATTGTTCGGGATACCATTAATGACGCTATCTTGTCGGTGTACCCGGAGTTGTTTGCTGTCGGTGAGACAACGTTCACGTTCAACTCCGCGATCACCACGTATGCGTTGCCTGCTGGTGCGTTGGATGTGTTGAGTGTGGCGTGGCAGACAACGGGTCCGACATTGGAGTGGATGCCTGTCCGTCGTATGAGGGTGGACAAACATGCCGCTACCGGGTCGTTCTCGTCTGGTGTCACGTTGAACATTTATGACAGTATCGTTCCTGGTCGAACGATTAAGGTGGTGTTCACGAAGGAACCGTCAGCGTTGGTGAATGATGCTGATGAGTTCACTACCGTGACTGGTTTGCCTCGCTCATGTGAGGACCTGATTCGCCTGGGTGCCTCGTACCGTTTGGTGCCGTTCTTCGATTCACCGCATTTGAGTGGTTCTAGCGCGGAGGCTGACTTCTCCAGTCAGCAGCGCGGTATTGGTTCGTCTGCCCAGTTGTCTCGTTTCCTTCTGCAAATGTATCAGGTTCGCTTGCAGGAGGAGCAGAAGGGTTTGCAGACTTTGTATCCGGTTCGTTCGTACTACACACGTTAGTTGAGGGGTTATGGCGCGTAGGTATTATTCTTCTACTGCTGCGAGGACGACGCTCGCTTCGGGTGTGGATGGTTCGACTGTCACGTTGAGTGTCACTGCCGTGTCGGGTTGGCCCACGCAGTACCCGTACACGCTGATTCTTGATAAGGATACGGTGAATGAGGAGTTGGTGTCGGTGTCTGCCCGTTCGGGTACGACACTCACGGTGACTCGCGGGGTGGATGGCACGTCAGGTACCGCTCATTCTGCTGGTGCGACGGTTGAGCATGGTGTGTCTGCTCGTGATTTCGATGAACCGAACGATCATGTGAATGCTTCGTCTGCTGTGCATGGCTTGTCGGGCACGGTGGTGGGTACTACGGATACGCAGACGTTGACGAATAAGACGTTGACGACGCCTACTATTGCTTCGTTCGCTAATGCTACGCATGACCATGAGGATGCTGCTGGTGGTGGCACGATCACGGTTGCCGCTATCTCCGATATTGCTGCAAATTATTTCCCGCTGAATGTTGCCACGAACGAGGAGACTGCCTCGTACACGCTGGTGTTGGGTGATGCTCAGAAGATCGTGGAGATGAATGTTGCTACCGCGAACACGTTGACGATTCCGACGAATGCTTCGGTGGCGTTCCCTGTGGGTACGAGCATTCTTGTGGTGCAGACGGGTGCTGGGCAGACCACTATTGCTGGTGCTGCTGGTGTGACGGTTAATTCGTATCTTGGTTTGAAGATCGCTGGTCAGTGGGCTGCTGCTACGTTGGTGAAGCGTGCCACGAATACGTGGGTTGCTGTTGGGGCTTTGGTGGCATGATCCCAACACTGATTGGTGGTATCGCTTCTCAGTTAGTTTTCAACGCTGCTACTGGTGGGACTGAGACTACGTTCACTGATGCGGGGAAAACGTATAAGCGTCACACGTTTCTATCGAACGGGACGTTCACGATTTCTCGTGCTGTTAAACCGTTCCGTGTCGCTGTGTTGGGTGGCGGTGGGGCCGGTGGTGTCCCTGCTGACGGGTTTGGTGGCAACGCTGGTTCTGCTGGTGGTTGGCATGCAGCGGATACCACACTGTCTGTTGGTGCCTTGTCGGTAACTATCGGCGCTGGTGGCGTGGGTGGTTCCAATGTGAGCATCGGTGGTGCTCCTGGTTTTGCTGGGCAGCCTGGAGGCAACACGACCTTGCAGGGTTCTTTTGTTGGTGGTGGTGGTTTCGGTGGTGGTGCTGGTGGTGTCCCAAGCGCATCTAACACTGCGCCCGGTACAGGTAACCCTACGCCGTCTGCTGATGGTGGTGTGACCACACCGGATCGTGCTACGTATGGCATTGCCTCTAATCGTGGTGCTGGTGGTGGCCCTGCAACCGGAACCTACTTGAATCCAACGTCCCCGTCGGGTAGTGGTGGTGCTGGTGCTGTTGTCATTCAATACGAGATTGCTGGGTAGATCACATGGCTACTGACTACACTGAGGAAGTCGTTGACGATCTTGGCTTCGGCATCACAGCACCCTCCGGTGCCGGTGACATAACACCAGACTCCCAGAAGTGGGACTGCTCCATTGGTAGCCTGAACTTCCTGTTCGCAACCAATGACCAGTTCCCGATCAAGAGGGAGACGGGTCGGTTCCGTCGTGAACGTATCGACACGGAACGTGACCCCGGCGAGCAGTCCCTTGACTCGGGTTACTGGATTCGCTCGCAGTCATCGTGGCATTACGGTGCTGGGTTGTCCTCCGCTGAACCGCTGGAGGTGAACAGTGATGAGGCCAGGTTCCGGTTCTTCCAGTCCGGTGGCGTGGACCCGTGGACTCCGGGTGAGTTGCGTCTGCTGAACTCCACATCGGCTGTGTACACGGCTAGTGCGTCATGGATTAAAGTGGACGGTATCGGCACGGGTGTGCTGGTTGCTGCGAATAATGCAAGCACGGGAACTCTCACCTATATCACGAATGCTGGCGCATCCACAGCGATCACTTACGGTGGGTCGGATACGATTGATTCGTTTGATGAAACAGGCCAGTATTGGGTTGCTTCGGACACTGCCGGTATCTGGCGTGGTGATTTGCCGTCCGGTTCGGGTACGAAGATTTACAACAATAAGGGCACACCCACGTATACGCTGCTGCGCTGGGTGAAATCTCGTGTCATGTACGCGGAGAACGCTGACATTCACGAGATCACTAACCTCACTCCATCGTCGGCTACGTTGCCGACGAAACTGTACACCCACCCGAACAGTGGTTGGGTGTGGACTGACTTCGCTGACGGACCAACCAGCATCTACGCATCTGGCTATTCCGGTGAGTTCAGTGCCATCTACAGTATGGGCATTAATATCACCACTACTGCTGTTACTTTGGATCAACCGATCATCGTGACGGAGATGCCTCGCGGTGAGGACGTTCTCTCCATGTACCAGTATGTGGGTTCGTTCCTGGTGATCGGCACCACACTGGGTGTGCGTGTGGCACAGATCAATCAGGACGGTTCACTCACGGTTGGTCCTCTCATCTATGACGGTGGCCCGGTCGATGATGCTGTCGCTTACGGGCGTTACCTATATTTCACTGTTCGGGATCAGGGTAGGTCTGGTAACCGTAACTTGCGTCCCGGCTTGTACCGCATGAACCTGGGTCAGATCGTGAACAACACGCCCCTGGATTTCGCTTACGCAGCGGACTTATGCACACCTGTGGATCATGCTGGGGATTGTATCGGTGTGACTGTGGCTAATGACAAGTTGTGGTTCGCTGTCACCGGCACCCCTGGCGGGGTGTACCGGCAAGAATCCACATACGTTCCTGAGGGCTGGTTGGAGTCTGGTCGTATCCGGCTTGGCACGATGGAGAAGAAAGCCTGGAGGGACCTGCGTCTGCTGGGTGTGAATGGTTTGCAGGGCACGATCACCGCTTACGCGAACATCTTCGGTATCACTAGCCCCTCCAACTGGGACCCGATTGTTTCCGTGACGGGCGCTAACGAGGATCAGGTCGGTAAACTGAACGTCGCCGTCCCATCCCCATCCACTGACCTGTATATCGCTTTGAAACTGGAGTCGAACCCGTCGTGTGGCTGTTCCGCGAAGATGATCGGGTATCAGATTCGTGCGGTGCCGTCACCTCGCAGGAATGAACTACTGGAGATTCCGGTGCTCATGTTCGATTGGGAGACTGACCGTCAGGGCGGCAAGTATGGCGCTTACGGTAACGCTTACCGGAAGTTTAAGGCATTGAAGGGCCTGGAGGAAGCGGGTGCCACGGTGGTGTTCCGTGACTTCACGACGGGTGAGCAACTGGAGGTGTATGTGGAGGAGGTTTCCTATAACCGTACTGCTGCACCGTCGATTGGTACGAAGCGTCACGGCTCTGGTGGTGTCGCTCGGATTCTGTTGAGGACTGTGTGATGTCTCCGAATGAGGTTGCCGGGTTGGTTCTTTCCACGCTCACGATTATGGGTATTCTGCTGGGTGCTTTGGGTTGGTGGATTAACACGAAGATTAAGGCTGCGACGTATCAGATTCAACCGTCCACTAATGGTGGTAAGTCGCTGTCTGACCTGCATAAGAAAATAGATCGTTTGTCTAATGATGTTGATTTGATTAAGTCCGCTGTCCTCCAGTTGGAGGATGATGTGGAGAAACTAGAGCATGATGTGGAAGGGCTACTGTGATGTGGACTATTGGTTTCTGGCGTGGAGCGGTGGAGCGTGCCGTTAAGACAGCGGCCCAGGCTGGGTTGGCTTTCTTCATTGTGGGGGAGACGGGCATTGCTGATGTTGATTGGGCTACTGTTGGGGGTGTGGCTGTGGTGGCTGCGGTCGCGTCGGTGCTCACGTCGTTAGCGTCTGCACCGTTCGGCCCTGAGGGTACCCCGTCCGTGGTGTGGGATGGTGATGTGGTCGATGGCTAAACTGGTTGCTGCTGGTGTGACCCTTCGGGACCAGATCAATCGCCGGTTCCCGAACCGTGATAAGCGTTCGGATGGGTGGATTGGTGATGCTGCCCATTCTGCCCGGAAGTCGGACCATAACCCTGACCGGAATGGTTGGGTTCATGCCTTGGATATTGACGAGAATATGGGTCGGGGTCGGTGGCGTAATGGTCGGGCTGCGATGAGGTTGGCTGACCAGTTGCGTCAGTATGCTGCCTCGGGTTTGCCTGGTTCGGAGCGGGTTAAGTACATCGTGTATGAGGGCAAGTTGTCTAGTGGCACGTACAAGAATAGGTGGTGGCAGTGGCGTCCCGGTAACTGGGGTCACTATCAGCATATTCATGTGTCATTTACGGCTGCTGCTCAGAAGGATGGGAGCCTGTTTCCGTTGCCTATCTTGGCTGTGAACCGTAAGCAGAAGAAAGACTGGTCTCAACTGCTGGGCCTGTAGTACCCTTTAGAGGCCCTGTGAGGGCCGTAGAGACGTTTTCACCCCCTGTCTGGTATATCTAGGCGGGGGGTGTTTTCGTCGTCTCTGAGGGCGTGTAAACGGTTACAGGTATTTTGTATGGTTACCGTACAAATCTAAAGTTGAAACTTAAACTAATCCATAGTCAGGTAGTCAATCAGGGCTTGAAGAATCTTTGGATCATCCTTGGCATGTCCCAAGGCCAGGTTGCAGTGGCGACAAAGAATCCCACGAATCTTGCCGGTCTGGTGGTCGTGGTCTATGTGAGTTCCCCTGCCGGGTTTTAGATCAACAAAACAAACCTTGCATTTGTGATCTTGTGAATCAAGCATGGACTGGTACTCATCTGGGCTGATCTTGTATTTGTTTAGTCTAACCCTGGCATAAAACCGTTCTCGGTTTTGCTTAACCCAATCAGAAGCAACCTTGCTGTTACAAGGTTTGCACAAACTTTGGGTTTTGTTCTTAGTAGTAAACTCTATCTTACATTTACTACAGTTTCTAGTATACATAAGTATATACTAACCCTAACTACTATTAACTATAACTATAGTATAGCCCCGGCCCTCAAAGGCCGGGGCTTTTATTGTAGTTATAAAAACTATAGTTGTCAACACCCGACACGCCGGGGCGTGTCTTACTTGCCAAAGAAAAAACCAAACCCCATACTCTCGCCCATGAATGAAACCTACCTGAGCCACAGCCAGTTCACCACCTGGCTGTCCTGTGGCGAGAAATACCGACTCACCAAGATCGTCGGTGTACAAGAAGACCCAGCCTGGTACTTCGCTGGGGGAACTGCGACACACAGCGCATGCGACGCTATCGACCATCAACTCCTGAAGGAGAAAGCATGAGCACAGCAGCCTACGAAGCAGGCTTAGCAGCCTTCAGAGAAACCCTAGCCGAAGAGGAAGCCAAAGCACCCGCAGGCCCATGGAGAGCCGGAGGCAGAGCAACCAAAGCCTACCCTAACAAGGAAGACAAGAACTGGTGGCTCGCTGAAGGACCCACCATGGTCCACAACTACTACACCTGGCGGTTACAGAACCCCAACCTGGACATCTGGCACACCCCTGAAGGTGTGCCTGCCATCGAACTAGGTGTAGTAGTTACCCTGCCGGGGGATGTAACCTTGAAGTCCTATATTGACCGGGTGTTTGTGGATAAAGCAACCGGCAAGACGATGATCGTGGACTTGAAGACAGGCAAACCACCGCAGGCCGGACTGCAACTCGCCGTGTACCGATTGGCGTTGCAGCAGCAGTTCGGTGAAGCACCACAGTACGGTGCGTTCTGGATGGCACGGCAAGGCACCCTGGACACCGTGTACAACCTAGACCAGTACCCGCTACCGATGGTGGAACGCTGGATGCGTGACGTTAAGAAAGCCATCGACATGCAGATATTCGTCCCGCACATCACGATGATGTGTGACTATTGTGGGGTGAAGAAGTTCTGCTATGCTCACGGATCACAAGAGTACACACCCGATTTCGGGGATGATTTGAAGGAGAAGCAATGAGTACCGAACCGACGCATAAGATCACCGTGAAGATCGGTGACAGTCTACGGACCGTGCAAGCGGACACGCATGCTGAGTTCGTGGAGGAACTGGAGAAGGCACACGAGTCGTTGCAGCAATGCTATGACTTGATCGTGGCTGCCCGTGCAGTGGGCAACGTGGCACAAACCCCAGCACCAGTGCAGGCTACGGCTACTGCTGAGGTGTCTGCTCCTGCCGCGTTCACGAACGCTAGTGTCCCGCAATGCCAGCATGGACCTAAGGTCGCTAAGAGTGGTGCGTCCGGTAAGGGACCGTGGAAGGCGTGGATGTGTAGCGCACCGAAGGGTGACCCGACGCAGTGTC